TGAGACTGGGCGACGCTAGGCATATTCGCGGAGAAAGACACCCACAAGCCCCGCGTGGTCACATTCGAGGAGGAATTTCCCATTCGGCCAGTTCTAGGCTAAGGCCCTGCATGACCGAATCTCTCTGCTGGTGGAACCCTCCTGTTCCCGTTCGTGGTGAACGAGTAGGTATCACCCGAAACGTATCAAACGCTGTCGAGGCTCTTCGCATCATGAACGGCTGGGATGCGAAAAAGTCGAGGAAGGCCGTTGAGGTTTGCTCAGCCTATATGGAGGGAATTGCTTCTGCTGAGGAAGCAAGGAAGGCGTTTAGAGCAGCGGCAAAGGCTACGGGGAACCTGATGGAGCGGCTATGAGGCAGGCCGGGCGCGACTCCGGCTGACGGCCTTGAGTTCTCCGACAGTGCCGAACCCTGTAGCCCGCCGTGGAATGGATACCACGATCCCGACTCGGAGATGGTTGCGCGTGTCTGCTTTCCACGCCGCTGCCTCATGGATTCTTGTAGCAAAATTGGGTGATTTCCTCAAGCCCGTTTTTGGCCTATTTACGAGGATCAACCCCTTGTGTTACAAGGGTTTCGGGGGTGATTTCCTTCCCGCCGTTCTCTCGCCTCTCGGCAATATCACCGACCAGTCAATTTGACGGTCGGTTGGCTCAGATTTCACCGTTCGGGGATTTTCCGGCCCGCCGGCCCGTCACAAGTAGATGACGGAATGCCCGAGCGCTTCGGAAAGAGCCAGCTCAGCGCGAGCGCCCTTGCTGTTCTCCCAGCCAGGCAAGAGCGCAATGGCGTCAGCTTCGCGGCATATCCACGCCGTATCGTCGGCCAGCGCTTCACGCAGCGAGAAACCGTGATCCTTGGCAGCGCGCTCTTCGCACCCGTCAGCATTGCCTTTCGAGATGTCTTTTCCGTGGCGTTCGTTGTCGCGCTCGGCCGGGTTGAACACGGTATGCCCCTCAGCGCGGAGCTTAGCGGTCGCAGCGTTGAAGGCGGGGAAATTGAACTCGGGGATGCCGCGCATCGGGCCAGCGACGTAGACCTTCATTGCGCAGCGTCCTTTGGGCGAAGACCGTTCACTTCGGCGCCAGTCAGCGTGTAGCCGATCAGGTCCACGAAGCTGTCGCGATGATCCGGCGTCTCGCACAGCCGGGCTTCCTTCATCAGCCGCATCAGCGGGGAGATGTCGGCAGCCTTGATCCGTACAGGGCGCCCCGTATTGATGAAGTAGACCTCCCAGAACCGCGCGATCCGCTCGAAGTTGTTCTCCGGGGTGCCATATGCGCTGCGTCGAGCTCCAGCGACGATAGCCTTTGCCTCGTCCGCAATCTCTGCCTTGATGTCGGGCATGTAGGTCTCCAGTGGTCCGAATGTTTCGACGGCGAAGTCAGGATCAGGCGGCATGGACCGCCCCGCGAAAGGAACTGATGAGGTTCACCACCAAGCTCGCCGCCATCCTCTGGGCAAGCCACGTCGAGAGGCAGAACCAGCCGAAGTAGAGCCACTTCAGCGCCGCTTCCACTTCAGATATTCAGCGCCCTCTTCCGGGTCTTCCCAGCACTGGACCTTGGCCGTCTCCGGATCGATGATGGCGAGCATCGCCGCGCCGTGTTCCGCGGGATGAAAACCCTTCGTCCAAGCGAAGTCGTCAATCGACTTGTAGCCGGCGATTTGAGCCAGCCAGGTAAGCGTTTTCTTCTCCGGGAACTCGATACGGAAGAGCCCGAAGGTGTGGATGTGCCCGGACACGAACAAATCTGCGTGCTCGCCGAATTTCGCGTCCCGCAGCGTGCCGTGGGTCGGGTTGTAGATCGACGTGCCCTTGCGCCCGTGTGCGGCGTCCACAGCCACCTTGGAGCCGTTCGGGTGAACGATGGTGAACTGTGCCCGCCAGTCGATCACCGGGACATGGTGAGCCCCGAGCATCTTGTAGAACTCGGTTCCGCCGTTCCAGGCATCATGATTGCCGAGCAGCCAGACCAGCCATTTCACGCCGGCTTCGAACATGAACCAAGAAGCCAGGCGCCGTTCGGATTTGGACGATAATTCCGTCTCTGCCCACAGCCTTGCGAGCTTGCCGGTCCACGGGAAATTGTCCGTGGTGTCGCCGATGTTTGCCCCGTAAATGCCCTCTTGTCGTGCGACGGTCAGATGGCGGTCGAGGAGGCGCTGATTGCCGTTGCCGAGGTGAGGATCGCCGAACCAGAGCAGGCCGTAAGGCTTATCCTCATGGATCTTGATCGGGAACCAGCGGCGGGCTTCCGCGGCCTTGATTTTGCGGTCTGAGGCCTTGCGGATGCGGTCGAGCAACTCGTCTATCGGCTCCTCTTCATCGCCTTCCGTGACGAACTCGGGGAACTCGACTGTTGGGGACATGCCAGCCTTGCGGGCCTCTCGCAGATGATGCTCGAAAGTTGTCTTGGGAAGGCCAAGCGCCTTGTATGCTGCGGCGGGTGAACCGTGTTTCTGGAGCGCATCAAGCGCGGCCTGCTTCTTGTCGTCTGCCAGTGGGCGGGTTCCCATGCGCTACTTGCGCCCCCGGAAGAAGGCGACCATCTGCACGAGGAGCCAGAGGCACCCGAGTATTGGCAGAACGATCGAAGCGCCGTCTGAAACCGCCTTGATGGCCGGCAACCACCAAGGCGACACTACGGCGCCGGCCGCCACCCCCGCGGTGATCTTGTCCATGATTGGCCCGTTCATTCTAGATGCCTCGGTCCACGACACTGGTCTCGCCCGCGGCAAAGATGCAGGCATAGTCCTCCCCCTCAACGGCGAGGATCGTCCACGTCCCCTTGGTCGAGCGAGTGATGGTGAATTTCCCGCGCGCGGTTTTGAGGTCGAGGTCGAGGACGCGGAACTCGTTGAATTGCCTCTGGAGCGTTTCGACAAACTCCTTTTCCGGGGCGCAGCCCGGCCGCTGCTCCTGAGCCGTAGTGGCCGCCATGACCCCGCACAGGATCGCGGCGGCGATTAGGATGATCAGGACGAGCCGCGGGCTCATGTCATTCCCCGAGCGGCTTCTTCGCCATCCAGCGGCCCCACAGGGCAAAGAGCGCGCCCATGAGCGTGGCAATGGCACTGGCTGCGAACACCTGCTCGTCAGCCGACAGCGCACCGTCCTGGAACACGGTCCAGAGCATGAGGATGGAGCCGATAACCGTTGTGGTCGAGCCGACCGTGACCGGCGATTTGTGCGCCGGCTCGCTGTTGGTGGCGAACTTGTCGCGGGCCTCGACTTCCTGATTGACCTCCTTGACGATGACCTCCTTAACGGCGTCCACGTCCTTTTTCTCAAGCGACAGGTGCGGGCTGGCCGCCACCCTGTTCAGCACCTTGTCGAGCACCTTTTCGAGGATGGTGGTGACGATGACGCCACCGATGAGGGATGCTTTCTGCGCCATGGTCAGTTCCTTCCGAAGAGTTCGTTGAAGAGGAATTTGATGAAGGCCCAAAGGCCGCGCTTGGTCGGCGCGGCATCAGGCTCGACCGCAATCGGGTCTGGCTCGTCATCCGGGCGGGGGATGGGGGGCTTGGGAGGCTCGACGGCGTTGGGCGACCAGGCCGTGTCCTTGATGCGCTTCCACTTAACATAAGCTTCCGCGAGCTTCTCGTCGTACCGATTGATGCGGTAATTCTCGCCGTTGTAGCCCTTGGCGAACGCGGCCCAGTTGTGGGCGCGAAGCTCATCGTCCAGCTTGTTGAAGAGGATGAAGTTGACCGCGGCTTCGAGGTGTTCTTCCTCGTCATCCATGAACGCGGCAACCATCTCCTCAACCGAGGTGTAGCCAGCCGCCTTGTGGTTGAAGCCCATGACCTGGGCGAGGCCCCACGAGCAGGAAAACAGCGCTGCCGTCTTGTCGATGGCGATCGCGCGGAGTAGCTTGCCGTACTGCTCGCTTTCCTTGCCGTAGCCGCCCGCCAGACGACTGGCGAGGCCCGCCTTTATCGCCTCAGCTCGCTTTGCCGCAGGGACGTACTTGAAGAACTTGTGCCGCTCGAAAAGGATGCGCGGGCGACCCTCGGAATCGAAGCCTGTTCCGCGCGTCTCGGCATCGATGAAAGCGTGCAGCTCATCCTCACCGACTCCCATGCGGTGGCCGAGTTTCGGAAGGTCGATGTCGTCAATGCGCTTTGCGCGGCCCTTGAATGAAAGGTCCATGCGTTCTCCTTCCGCCGTTTCCGGCAGAGTCGTTGATGGGGTGCGAAAGTGTGCGGGCTTTGCGCCGCTAAGCGCGTTATGTTAAGGTTCGCGAATGACCAACAGCGCCCTCGAAACCATCAAGATTGTCGATCCGCTGGCCGATTTCATCGAGAAGAGCGAGCGCGTCGTTGCTACTTCACAGCCCGGCCGACCAACCTACCGCGTCCGGAACGAGAAGGGCGACGAACTAGAGGTCGATCCCATCTTTACCGAAGGCACGGTCAAGATTTCCTACGGCTAGGCTTTGCGCAGGGCTGATATGGTCGCCGGATGCTGACTGCCGCCGCGCTGGTTCTATCCTGTTGGTCTTTGGCCGTTGTGGACGGGGATACTATCCGCTGCGATGGGCAGCTCATGCGCCTGCTTGGCGACGGCATCCCCTACAAATCCGGAATCGATACCCCGGAACTTAGAAAGGCCCGTTGTGATCGCGAGCGCATCCTTGCCAAGAAGGCCAAGGCGCGGCTCACCGAGCTGATATCAAAGCCGGGAGTCGTCATTGAGCATTCGGGTGTGAGCGACAAGCACAGGCGCCCGTTAGTGCGCGTCAAGATGCCGGATGGGCGAACTGCCGAAAGCATCCTTATCGAGGAGAGCCTTGCGGTGATCTGGTCGCCACACGCCAAGAATGATTGGTGCCGTTAACCGCTTCGAAGGATGGCCGTTGGAAACTGATGGGAGCCTGAACGCACCGCAAGGCGCGTGAGGGTTAGGGCTCGGCAGGAGTGCACGCTCCTGTCGGGTCCGCTTAGCCAGCCTGGAAAAGGCTGTAGATGCGTCCTTCATTGCCGTCATCGGCGAGCATCGCCGACAAGGCCGTGTCGATCGCCGACACCTGATCGTTGAAAGCCTGGCAGTCGGCCGCATCCACTGCAAACACGACATTGTTGCCGGACTGGAAGTTGGTGGCGGAAAAGGACCCGCCGATGTTGCCAACCTGATCGACCATACCCTTCAGGTTGCGGAAGTCCTCGATCGCACCGAGCAGTTTCGCCGTCGCTATTGCGACAAGCTGGCCGCCGGCCGTCGAGGCATCATATCGAATGTGTGCCATGTCAGATCAACTCCAATAGCTCCTTCATTGCTTCCTCAGTTTTCCCCTGAGCGATCAGGGAAAGGGCATGCGCCTTCTTCTCGGCGCGCTGGCGTTCGCGAAGGGCGTCGCCGTTCGTCGCGGCATCGATGTCAGGCTGTGGCAAGGAGCCGACCGAAACCGTTTTGGCGATGGGATCAACAATCGCTGCCTGGAGCGGGCCGTTGTACTCAACCGCAAAGGCTTCGGGGTATTGCCCGGCGCGAGCCGCGACATGCGCCGCCGCCTCGCCCTGCGTATCGAACCGAGCCCATTTGGTGACGCGAAGAGTCGCTGCGTCCCATGACATCACTGCCAGATGCATCGGGGATGTCTCCTAGTGATATGCGATGTTGATGCTACCGGCGTCGAACGTGTCGGCCCCGCCCGGTGCTATGAACACGCGATCAAGTATGGCGCTAAGCGACTTCGTGCCGGCCACGTTTATGACGCCCGCTGAGTTGGATATCGCCAATGTGCCGGATGCGGCCCACGTGTTGGCTGATGGATCAATGAGCGTGAGAAACACAGTTCCGTGGATGACGTTGGCGGCGGTCGCGCTCACGACACCAAACCCTAATGTGAAGTTGGTCGCGGTACCCCCGTTGAAGTTGCCGGAGCCCAGGTATCCACTGCCTTCGACCCCTCCTGCGTCGCCAATCTGTATGAAAAGATTGGCGGTGCCGCTGACGGAAACGCCCGAAAAGTTGATGGCAATCTGCCTGACCGACGCTGGGATGCTGGAAAACGTGACGCCTGTGCCGGAGGTGGTAGCCTGGGGCGTAGCAAGGGTGATGTTCGCCCCATACTCAAGCGCCGAGCCGCTGCTGTTGACTCTGAGCAGTTGCCCGGCAGTACCAAGCCCTGGCAAAATGCTTCGGCCCGAATTGCCGATCAGCCAAACGCGAACGACGCCCGCGGCATAGCCTTGGAACAGCAACAAATCGCCGCCGATCGTCGTGAAGCTGACGGACACCGATCCGTTGACGATGAGCGAAGCGCCGGCCGTGATCTGGAAAGCGCCTGCGGCACGCGCGATGCGCCAACGCCCAGAGGTCAGGGTTACCGCCGTGACAGTGACCGATCCCGTGAGATCCACTACTGGCGCGTTTGCGCTGTCGAGATTGAGCGTCGCGGCCGTTGGGACATCGGAGCCGCGGGCCGCGAGCGCGTCAAAGCCGCCGACCGCGGACGACGCGCCAGTCCCACCACCGCTGATTGGCGTAATGCCGTGGAAATTCGTCCGGTTGAAGGCATCCGCCGCGACGTTCGTCGGGTCGTAAACCGAGGCGAGCATGTCGCCGCCGCCGGGCGGGTTGCTCCATTCGGTGTCGTAGTCGGCATTGGACGCTTTGCGGAGTGTCTGGCCCGTAGCCCCGCCGACTGGCAGCGTGGCGGCCAGCACGTTCGGATCAACCGAGAGTGTCCGGTTCGCCGACAGATCGCCGCCGCCGGTCAAGCCCGTCCCGGCCGAGATGGTACGGCTCGGCTGAACCGCAGTATCCGCCTTCGCCAGGGATGCGATGCTGGCAGCATTCAATTCAATCGTGCGGTTCGCCGAGAGGTCGCCACCGCCGGTCAGCCCAGTCCCGGTGTTGACCTGGCGCGTGGGCTGAACGGCGGTATCCGCTTTCGCTCCCTGTGTGGTCGTGGCAAAAAGGCCACCGCCGATCGCCGCGATTGCCTGGGCGGATGACAGCGGGGTCATGGTTTTGGTGTTGTCAACACCGGCTTCCGCTTCCGCCTGAGAAGCGAATGGCCTTACCGAAGTCGCCACGGCAGCGAGGGTCGCCTTCCGCGTGGTTGCGCCATCGATCGGCACAACATCTGTGGGCTGCGGATTGGGCTCGGGAGGCAGGTTATTGATGCGGATGTTGGCCATATTTGCTCCAACAAAAAACCACCCTCAAAGGGCGGCGGACGTGCGTTTCTGGATGGGTGCCTAGCCGGCTAAAGCCTTGATGATTTTGTTCAAGATCAGCGTCGGCTGGACGTTATTGTGCCCGGCTCCGTTACCGGAGTTTGTGATTGTCACCGAGATGCCGGTCGTGGCTGAACTCGTGTTGGCGGCGTTACCGCCGGTGGCTGTCCAATATTGGGTGTTGGGTCCGCCCGTAGCCGTGCCGTAGGCGGCTGCCGGGTGCACGTGGCCCGGATCGGTGACGATTGCAGAATGGTTGTGCAGGGGACCCTCAAGCGCGGTCAGGCCGTGTCGCTCGGCGCCACCCGTGCCGCCGAGCGTGTCGCCATTCACGCCACCAGACTGTCCGGTCAGCCGGTTGGCTGATGTGCCACCCATGTCGTCTTTGCCAGCAACGACACGCCCGCGCAGATCGGGCAGGTTGAATGTCGTTGCGCCGTTGCCCGCGCCATAGGTAGTGCCCAGTACGGCAAAGAGTTGCGCGAAAGTGCTTCGGGACACCTCTTGCCCGAAGCAGAGCAGCCAATTCGGAGGAGTGATCGCGCCGGCATAGTCCATGACTGAACCGATCGGGACCTGCGCCGTCGCCTGCCCAAGCGTCGCGCCATCGGTTGGCGCGATACCGTCAGCCATGCCGGTAATCCGGAACCCCCCGACCGGCAGATTGCCCTGCATCGGCCCCGTGCCGTCCCGCGGCAACGAACCCGTCAGTGCCTGTGCGATATCTTCCAACGGCGGATTGTGCTGCGACGCCAGAATTTTCTGGCCCGCAACCGCCAGATATCCGGGCGGTAAGTTGTAAACGCCGCCTGATCTTGGCATTGTCTGAATACTCCAAAGGAAAAGGCGTCCCGCGAAGGACGCCTTTATTGTTCTCGATGTAGAAAACGGGACAGCTCTGGTTTTAGCCGTCGCTAGAAACCGATGCCGGGCTCTTCTTCGCTTGCGTGGCCACGCCTCGACTCGCCAGTTCGGGTCTTGCCTGCTATCGTCCTCCCACACAGCGGGGGAGAATGAAGCATGAAGTACATTGCGCTCTTCGCGCTCGCCGCATTGTGCGGCTGCACCATCGCTAACCAGCAGACGGCCGGAAAGGCGAGAACGAACCTCGTTGGAAAGCCAAAGGGCGCTATTCTCACCTGCCTCGGAGCGCCGGATCAGGTCTATCAGGACGGCGCGACTGAATATCTCTCTTACGGAGCCACTGGACGCTCCCGCGGCGGAATGATCGCCAATTCTGTCGGCAGTTCGATCATCATGACGGGCGTGTCGCGGCAGTCTCAATGCGTCGCCACGTTTGCTATCCAGAACGGCGTCGTTGCGTCGGTGAATTACCGCTCATCAGGCGGCGGTTTGTTTTCTCCCGAAGAAGCGTGCGGCTCGATCCTGAGGAACTGTCTATAATCCCCGCGTCTTGAACGCCGGCCCCGCAGAGCGCATATTCGCGCGGCTGACTGCTCTTAGGATGCGTGATTGGAGAAAATTTATCAGATTATCGGCGCCGCCATTGCGGTAGTGGTTTGCTTCTTCTTCGGCCGGTGGTTGTGGAGCCTGTCAGAGACGCTGCCCGTTTGGCTATATCTTCTTATCTGCGTGGGCCTAACGGGATGTATGATTCTGCTTGCACGGCTAGTGGATATGCGTTCCGCCCGGAAAGAACGCGAGCGAGCCGATCGGCGATGAGCCGTGTAGATTCGTCCGTCTTCCCTACTCTGGACACGGCGTCGTAGACTCTACCGCCTGGTCGGGTGAGCAAATCGGCGAGTTCGGAATAGATGGCGTCCTGCTGGACAAGGCGGTCCTGCGGGCGGGTTCCCGTTATCGCCTGCGCCACACGCTTGCTTGCCTCAAGCGGTTTGCCCTCAGCAAGTTTCCCAAGAACGCCGGGATTGGTCATGTCCCCTACAGCACGTTCGGTGGCGAGACGGGCATACGTCTTGGAGTTGTCCGCAACCGCCGCCTTGAGGTCGAACGATCGGCCAATTCGGTCTAGTTCGTCAAACAGCGGGCCGGCTCGTTCGCCCAGCACCAGTTCAAGCTTTTCCCGGCTGGCGCGGCTGGACAAGTCTTTCAGCGCCTTGACGGCCTCCCTTGCCGGAACATCGCCATCCTGCACCGTGCGGGTTACGTTCGCCATGAGGTCATCGATCTGCGAGCGCACGCCTTGCGCCAGCGCATCGCGTTCGGCGCCCGTCATGCCAGCTACCGCCTCTGCAACCTGATCGCGGCGCATGGCTGGGGAAAGGAGCTTGGAGCCGAGTTCCACTGCCTGCGAACGGCGAATCGGGTCGGCCGCCGTTGCCAGGGCAGTCTCATATTCCGGGACGAGGCTTTTTAGCCGGTCGCGAATTTCCGTCGCCAGATTGCCATAGGCCCGACCTGTCGCAGTCGTCCCACCGAGCTTGCCGCTCGCGTTTGCCTGTTCAGCTACCTCATTGAGGCCGCGCGTGAGGTAATCGAGCTGACGAACGTCCGGAAGCCGCTCCAGCACCACGGAACCGTCATCGCCAATCTTGGCGAGGATTTGCGCGGACTGGTTGCCCTCAGCCCGCATCAGGGCGTTTGCCGCCTTGATGGCCGATTCTGGGACACGGTTCTTGACGATATCCTCGATCTCCATCGCCGCCGGCTTGGAATAGTCGATCGGCGCCGTATAGGCGTCATCGTAGGCACTGCCGCGCGCCGCCGCGGACCCGGTGCGGATGGCCGTGCGAGTTGCTGTGACGCCCTGGGGCACGCCAAGTGTATTATCAAGCGTCGAAACGAGGTCCTCGGCACCGGCCGCCACCCGCTCGCCAATGCGGTCCCTTGCCATGGTAGCGCCTGGTCCGCCGCGCTGGATGGCTGTATCGAGGACAGCGCGCGCGTTCGGCCCGGCATCTGCGAGCATCGCAGCCGGCCCAGCGGCGGCCATATTCTGCTGCCCAGTCGGGCCGAGCGTACCGTCTGCTTCCATCACCCGGCCAATAGCCCGGAGCACGTCTGGCGACGTGCCTACTTCCTTCGCCGCGCCCCGGCTGAACAGAGCATCCGCGACGCGCCGCACACCCGACGTGGCCGCAGAGCCAACCATCGGAAGCGCGGCGCCGATCGTAAGTCCGGTGCCACCCTCCAACAGCGCTCGCACCAAGCGATTGCCGACACCTTCTTCGCCAGAGCCAAACCCGTGCGCGCCACCATATCCAAGACCAGTGGCCGCGCCGCCGAGCACCCTGCCCCCCAAGCTGGACGCATTCGCGAGCACAGACGGAAGGCGCGACGCCAGCATAAGGCCGCCGGCAACCTGCCCCGGGAAGCGAGCTGCCGGGAAATTCTCTGCATCTGAACGGTCGCGCGCGCGCTGGCCTTCAAGGTTGGCAGAATACTCGCCGAATTCACCGCCAACGCCCGTGGCTGCACCGGCCCCAGCTGCAAGTTCATCTGCAAGCCCGAATGTGGCGGTATCCGCCGCACCGCGCATTGCAGCATCCACCGTGCGGAGCAGCGCCCGCCCGCCTTCTCGCGCGCTGGCCTTTTCGGCCTCCTGCGCTTCCGCGGACATGTCCGGGTTGAAGGCGCGGGTACGCTTCATCCATCCGAGCGGATCGCGCCCGGCTGGTTGTGCAGCATCTTCGGCAGTTGGTGCGAGATCGGCCGCGCCGGTCGGGGTAGCGGCGCTTGCGGCCTCTGCCCGGCGTCGGCGCGCGCGGGCGATCGCCAGCGCTTTCTGCTGTTCAGGCGTCATTGGAAAAGAAGCCTTTCCTCCGGCGACATGAATTTCCAGTCTTCGGGATCAATGCCTTCTGGAACGGCCGCAGGCTCTACGGCAGGCGCGGCCGGTGCCGCGGTCTGCTCATCAACGGCCTTGGCAAACTCACTCGGCTTCGGAAGCGCGCCCTTGACCTCAGTGTTGCCCAAAGCGCGCTGAATGGCGCGATTGTACATCTCGCGCATTTGCGCCTTGAACGCGACCGTGTTCGGCGTGTCGCCCACCTGCGCGAAATATGCCTTTTTGGTGCGCTCCATTTCCTCCGGTGTAGCAGCGGCGCCCGTCGCGATGCGCAGCGCGCCCTCAGCCCACGCCGTGGCCGCAGCGTCGTAAATCTGGCCCTGCTCCGACTTGAAGAAATTCCCGGCGATCGGCGTCGAGCGCGCGGCGGCATCCGAAACGTTGGCTGGGTCCCACTGGCTTTCGAGATCGAGCAGGACGGGCTGCGTCTCCGTCTGGAGCGTTTGGAAGAGCGTCAGCTTCGACTGGTTTTCAGTCAGCTTTGCACCGCCCTGCACCATTTCGAATCCGCCGTCCGGGGTGGAGCGGATAGCGAACCCGCTCGGCGCCTTTGCGCCCCCGATCGGGACCCACTCACCATTGACCCACTGCGCCTTATATTCGCGGCCGTCGTCACCAAAGAATGTCTGGACGGTTGGTGCCTCCTCGTCCTTTGGCGCGGTGTAAACGGGTTTCCGCGACACTGGGTCAAAAACGGTCGTGCCTTCCGAGATTTCCAAGAGCTTTTTGGATTCTGCATCCAGTTGCCGCTGGCGTAGATCGATCTGTGCGCGTTCATAAGGTGACATCTGCGGATTGCGCAGAAGCTCAAGTTCAAGCGCCTGCTTTTCCATGTCGAGCCGCGCCTTCTGCAACTGGAGCCCGTAAGCCGGATCGGCCTTTTGCATCTCCTGCTCGAGCAGCGCACCGAGAACGCGCTTCTGGCCTTCGGAGAGCCATTCGTTGCCCATCGCGTTCATAAGCCGCTGAATGTCCGGAGAGCCCGGTGTAGCGCGGCGATTGCCGGCCATCTCGGGCAATTCACCGACCACTGCCTGGGCGACGCGGTTAGCAGCGGTCGGTGGTGGCATGGGTGGACCACCCGGCGCTACGGGCGCTGCGGGGGCCGCTGGAGCGATTGGAGCGCCCGGCTGGGGAAGAGGAGCCGCGGCCGTGCCTTCCTGCGCAGCGAGGGCCGCAAGTGCCTGCAGACCGGGATTGTCAGCCGGAAGTCCCTGCTCTGCACCGGCCTGGAACACACCAGCGGCAGGATCGGCCGGCGGCAACCCGATGGAAGGATCGGCGCTTGCGACTTGGACCGGAGCCCCGGCCCCCAGATATTTGGCTTCTCGCCGTGCGCGATGTTCTTCTGCCGGGCGCAGGAAATCATTGAGGATTGCCGTCGCCGCAGTCGGCGTGTCCTTTGCGGCGAGAATCTTCTCCGCTGCCGCTGCTTCTGGCCCCTCCAACTCGTACATCAGGAAGTCGAGTTGGGTATCGAGGTCTGAGGTCGGCGTACCACGCTCGGTAGCGAACTTCTCCAGCGCGACGCGACGCGGACCAGTCCACTGCGACAAGCCGAACCCACCACGGGAACCGGGAACGATCGGTGCAGCCTCGTTGATATCGGTTTTCAATCCGCTCTCATCCTGGAAATTCAGGACAAAGGCGTCCGCAACATGTTCGGGAAGGCCGCGGGCAATCAACCCTTCGCGGATCGCGCCGGCCTCCGGAACCGTGCTCCGGGCGCCTTCAGCGCGCGCGAAATCAATCGTAGAGCCGACGTTCGGATCGTCAGGCTGCGCTGGGGCGGCAGAGAAGGAACCGCCGCTGCCCGGAGCGGCCGGCGCATCCGGGAACCCGGCAAACAGAGAGGAGAAAATGTCATTTGCGCTCGACCGCCCTGCTCCTTCCGCTTTTGCGTTCTTCGCTTGCAGGGCACGAAACGCCAGCGCGTTGCCAATCGTAGACAGGCCCTCGCCTACATCGCGCGGATGCCTGCCGAGCACGCTTTGCGCCAACGCTTCCGCTATGGCGCGGCGGCGCTTTACGCTTTCCGGTGTTTCCTTCGATGCGTCAAACGCAAAGCTGAGAGCCATCAGGCGTTCTCCAGTGCTCTCGGGTAGTCGACCATCTTCACGCCGCCGATCTCGATGACCGCCCCTGGTTTCCGCTTCTCAACGTCCTGCGCCAGGAGGCCCATCTGCAGCAGCGGCGAGCCCTTGTATCGGAACGTGAAGATGGGCTGGCCGTCATGGGTTTCGCCCACTTCCTCGATGTCGTCCTTCACGCGTTCGTCAGACGCCATGATGCCGGCGGCGCCAAGGCTGAACAGCCCGCCAAGGATGCTGTTCATGAAGGAGTTTTCCTGCTGCCAGTTGGCGAGCCGGCCGCGATAGTTCTCCCCAACCAGGCCTGCGACGTCGGTCGTCGGGATATTGGGCTGCGGGATGCTGCTGAATTCGGGTACTTCAACCTGCGCACCGGAAAGCAACGCCGAAATTTCGTTTAGCGGTTGATTTCGCTCGGCCAGCTGTTCCTGCACGGACTGAGCGCGCCCCGACAGAAGCAACTGATTGTAGGCATCGTTCTTGTTCTGCCCGAACTGGCCCATCGCGGCGCTCCAGGCATCCGAGCCCTCCCGGATTCCGCGGTTTAGAAGCTGCGTGCGCAAGCCCTCTTCTTCTCGCGCAAAGCGCGGATCGAGCCGAGCCGAACCCAGTTCGTGAAGCCTCGCTTCGGTTTCCTCGTTATTGATATCGACCGGCTTCCCCATGTAGTCCTTCAGGAACCCGGACTGCTGGGCCGCGAGGTCCGCCAGGTTATATTCAGCGGCCTGCGTGCGGTCATAGGTCTTCTGCTGCTCCGGAGAGAGCGTGACATGCTCATCGAAGGTCGGAACGGCATAGGTCTGCCCGGTATAGGGATCAGTGTACTGATACGAGCCAGACTGCTTGTATTGGGTCGTGCCTCCGGGGCCGACGCGGCCGACATTGCCCATCATGGCGTTGGCGATGGCTGTCGAGATGCTTGTGCCGGTTTGGGCGGCGGACGTTTCCCGCGGGTCCGGTGGTTCAGGAGGATCGGACGGCATAGCCACCTCGCTTACGGTTCATGGGATGTTGGTCCCATGCGTCATCTGTCATCATGAAAAAGAACTCGGCCTCGTGCCGGCCTCGCAGCCGGGGAATGACGAGGCATTCCATGCCGGCACGCTTCAACACATCGCAGACATGGGTGTTTCTCTCGGGCACCCGGAAAACTGCCATTTGACAGCGGAGCTTCCGGAACACGTAGTCGGCCAAATCCGACATCACGCCGCGCGTGAGCCACTTCGGCTTGTCTGCAGCGCCGCCAATCTCCACCGTGCCATCGCGCGAGCGGTAGTTTTCCAGCATCAGCACCGCGATCAGCTTCTGGTCGTTTTCGAACAGGCCCATGCACACATACGGCTCACGAAACGGCTGGGGCAGGCAGAGCTTGGCCTGAAGCCACCGCCCCATTGCCTCGTTCAATTGCGGGTCCTGCAGTCCCCAGACGACCGTCATGTGATCTGATCGGCCGTTTCAAAGGCCAGCTCGGTGCGGATCAGTTCTGCATCGAGAGGAACAATCGACCCGCTGGTGATTTGGACGCACGGCGACATGACGTAACCGTGGCCGTCAACCACTCGCCACGGCTGCGAAGTGCGGAGCGGCGTGATCTCCCCCCATACAGCCGCGCCTTCGGCTTCGCCCCAGACGCCGACGTTCCATGCCGACGAATCGTTGACGATTGCGGTATCCGGGGCGGCTGGAAGCGCCTCATCGAACTCTCGAAGGATCGATATCTTCTCGCGAGGCTCGCCTTTGCTGCGAATGACGGCGCGCGCTATTTCTGCGATCTTCAGTGCACTCGGCGCCCCGAGATCATCGAACAAAGGCGAACAAGCGGCCGTGTATGGCACGCCTTCGTCCTGTCCGGTGATGTTGGCCTCGACTACCCGGCCATCCTGAGATCCGAAGAAGCATCGGTTCTGGAAAATCTCAAGGCAGTTGGCGTCCCAGCCAATGAACGGTGCCCACGCTCCCGTCCGGGCGTTGGCTACGAACCAGGTCGGGCGACGCTCATTGACTGTCGGGAGGGTGACGATGACCATCTGAGCGGACGGCCACACCTCGCAATGCCATTCCGCCAGTCCAGCGCGCGCCTGAACCTCTGCATTCCACGCATCCTCGATCGAGAACGAAATCGCACTCGGCGACAGCGCGGCGTAATCACGCTGAACCGCAGTCGAGAGAGGCAACAGACCGATATCGGTCGCAATCGCCATGTCACCGCCTGCGCGGAAATGCGCCTGTTTTCCAAGCGGCTTGCCGATGCGGTACACGCCAACAAGCGACCAATCATTTGCATCTCCGGGGTTGGTCCCCTGATAGACCGCGATCTCTCCTTCCGAGGTCACGAACACGCATTGCTGCGATAGACCGGAACCACCCGAACCGGAGTCGAGCGACCATGTGCCGCCGAACACAAGCGAGCCGCCGCGCTGGAATATCCCGCCCAACGGGAATTTCGTGGCCGCTCCGCCAACGGCGTCGGTAGCGAGATACCAGGCGTTGAGGCTGTCCTTTTCGACGTAGAACAGCCGGTTCTTGTAGCTCCACACATAGCTGAACAGGTTGGTGGCTATGCCCGTGATTCCGGGCGCCAACTGCGACGCAACGCCATCAGACGTAGCGGACCCGCCCAGCGATCCGGTAATCGTCTCGTTGTTCTGGAAGGTGCCGGTCACATCCCTTATCCAGAGGGTCCCGGTCGTGCCGTTGTCGATGACCTTCAGAATCTCCGCGGTCGCGCCAGAAGTACCGCCGGTGAGCGTCCCACCGACTACGAAGGCCACGGTCTCGGCGTCGTAGTTGAGCGCCATGATCGGAGTGTCGCCGATCGGATACCAGTTCGTTCCGTCATAAAGCAGTTCAGGATCGGTGCCGTTGACGAGGACGAGATAGACCCCGCCGCTCGTGGCGAATTGCAGGACGACCCAATCGCCGTTGGTCTGGCCGGTGACAACCGCAAGCTCCGTGGTCGAGTCCTGTCCGAACGTGTCGCCGGTATCGGTGACCAGCACATCCCCGGTGTCCGTCTCCAGCATGTAGTTGAATGGCGTATCAACGCTGGTGATGTCGTAGATGTCGGTGTCGGTCGCCCCGAACAATTCCTCCTGCGGGCCGTTCTTGTAGGAGAACAATGATTTGGTGGCTTCGTCGCCGAGGCCGAGCGTTGCGTAGAGTGCGCTGCCCCTTCGCATGACGACCCGCGAGGCGGTGGGGAACCAGTTCTCCAGCACAGCTGCGCCCGGGGGCAATCCCGGCCCGCTGGGGATGGCAAGGCTGCGATTTGCGATCCACCCACCGATCGGCGCAGGGAACAGCTTTACGTTGGTACGCCTGCGGACTGCGTATTGTGCCGGTGGCCGCATGGTGGCCACCGACTGCACGGGCATCCTCACGAAACGACTCCGGGAACAATCTGACCAGGCCACGCGAACCACGGCGCGTCCGGCCGCGTGAACCACGTGGTGGAAATCGGCCGCGCCGCTCTGTCGGCTGCGATTTGGCGCTCAAGCTCCCGCTCGAAGGTAGCCATCTCCTCGGCGTAGCTCAGCCCCTTCGTGGAACGCCAGTTCCAGATGCAACCGAGGCTCAACAGCCTGTCGGGGAGCAGGAACGTATCATTGTCCTTGGTGACTTCGCGTTTTGCGTCTCCCGTGTCCGGATCGATCACCCATCCATTGCGGACATATTCGAGCGTCACGATTTCGTCTGCCGGCGCCCCAATGATTTCGAGGTTTCCCGCATATTGCCTCCAGTACCCAGGGAAGCGGATGCCAGGTACTACAAGCAGCCGATGCCAGATGTCCGGAGGAACGGGCCCGGAGAGCGGATACATGAGCGAACCCGATCGCCACACCGACGCATTCGGATAGGAGGTTTGCCAGTCGGATGGGATTGGCTGCTGCTGGGGATTGCCTCCATTCGATGTGAAGGCGAAACTCTTGCCCAGCGTGTTCCACGGATGCCGGGAATAGAGGTCCTGACCAACGTCCGACAGAATAGCGACCAGATTGACGACCTGCGGATCAGAGTTGCCCTCGATGGTTGAGGGAGCCTCAGTCACAGATGTCAGCTTGATCGCCTTCTGGATGACCTGAAGGGCGTTCATGGCCATGGGCCGGCCTCCGGCTTATCGAGTATCAGGCCGCCGCCTGCTCATCTTTGCGTGGACGGCCAGGACCGCGGCGCGCGGGCTCGCCCGTCTGCCCGGCCCTCAGTTCGGCAATGGTCGCAGTCTGGCTGGCGACGATCTTGCGCAGTTCGGCGCTCTCGATTGCGTCGCGTGACTCACCATTGCCGCCCGTAGCCTTGTCCTCGATGTGCTTCGAAAGCTGGGCGACGGTTGCGCGAAGCTGCGCCATGTCGTCCTTCAGACGCTCGTTCTCCGCCGCGAATTTCTGCGCATCGGCCGAGTTTTTCGCGTGAACGAGGAACGCCTTGGCCTTCTCCACCCAGTCGCGCGTCCCAGGGCCGACCCTGTTGATGGCGATGTCATCCAGGTCCGAGAGCTGATCGACCGTATAGACGTTGAAATGGTTGAACTGCTTGATCTGGGCCGGCGTCATGACGGGCCACTGGTTCAGCGGCGTGCCGCTGAAGGTCTGGCCAGCGCCGCGCTTGAAGACGCCGTATTCCTCGGCAAAGCGCTGCCTGATTTCGTCGGTCGCTTCCTTGACCACTTCGGTCTTGTTGTCCCCGATGGGGATGATCCTGATGAATTCGCGATCCTCGAAGATCGGGCGGCCCTCCTTCTCCGATAGCGCGGTCATGTGTACCGCATCGATGAAGAATTCCGCGATTAGGCCCTTGGCCATGATGTTTCTCCGTTTGATTGGATGAAAGGGGGCGGCCCGTAAGCCGCCCCCAATGTTTCGCTGTTCAGGTCTGCGTCAGACCAAGGCCGCGGTCTTGCGAACCCACCCGTATTCGCCAATGGCGAAAGCAGTGTCGGCCGTCATCGTGCCGCCGGTGGCCGCCGTCAGGTGGAACGCCGCCGACATGACAGGCGCCTGGGCAGCGTTCACGGCGACATCCGCCACGACGTAAATCCAGGCAGTGTCCTGGTCGCCGATCGCCACGGTGCCGAGCTTGAATTCGGGCGTGAGCGAGCGAGCCTTGAAGTCGGCGATCTTGCCGTCTGTTGCGTAAGTGGAAGGCATGGTTTGCCTCCTTTCCTAATGCATGAGGTTGAAAGGCTTTACTCAGGCCTTCAGCACGCCCTGGAGGCGCCGGTTGCTGACAGTCATGTTGCCTGCAAAAAACAGCATTTTGACTATCGCGTCCTGGTTGACGGGCACGCGATCGCCATCCTCGACCGCAACGTTGCGCTCACGCGACGGGCGGAAGAACAGGTACTTCGTGTTGAGGAAGTACATGTGGTCCGCAGGCGCCGCGCCGCCGAAGCCGCCGTCGAGCACGACATCAGCCGTCATGTACTTGAGCGACTGGAAGCCCGCCGATGCCTCGGTGATTGCGGTGATGCGCTGGATGGCCTGGAGGCTTTCGAGATAGAGCCGCCAGTAGTTGTTGTCGGCCACGATCAGGTCCGGCTGGTCCTGGTTACGGACGAGCTGGGTCCAGATGCGGTTCATGAAGGACTGGATGTTGGCCGTCGATGCCGGGGCACCGCCGTCCGTCGCCGAGCTGAAGGCGATGTTGCGCCAGAAGTTCCAGGTAGCAGCGTTGATGCCGCCGACCGTGCCGACCGCCGGATTGTCGGCGATCAGAAGCTGCATGCCGCCGATCTGCTTGCCGCCGTCTGCAGTGCCATCGGAATAGCAGTCGCCGGAGAGGTTGTTGATGAAGGTCTCTTCGGCGTTGGTGATGCGCGCTTCGAGCAGATCGATGATGCGCTCGGGGCCGGCGTTCTGAATCTGCTCAAGACCGCTGATGGTCACCGCGACAGAAGCCTGCTTCCAATCGTACTCGGCCGCGGTGAACACGTCCGAGGGAGAGATGTTAAGGGGCTCGTAGCCGGAATAGCGCATGTAGGTGCCATTCTCAGCGTAGTTGAGTTCCTGGACGATGGTGCGGCCGCCCGAGACGGGCTTGACCTTGCCGCGCTCACGCAGGCGCCTGAGCAGGGCGGTGTTCTTGGTCACGTTGTCCGCGAGTTTGCCTGTCCGGCTGCGGAGCGTAGTCGTGACCAGTTCGGAAAGATTGGGCGAAGCCATATCTTTGGTTCCTTATGGTCAGACGCGCCCGATCTGGTCAGCGTAAGCCTGTTCCAGTTGGGCGCGAAGGTTGTCGGGGTTTGAAGAAGCGAGCGGCGTGGTTGCTGCTGCTCCTCCGGTGATAGAGGCGCCTGCCTGCCGCGCCTGATCGGCGGCTGTCTTGGCTTTCGCGGCCCTGGCCTTTTCCTGGGTCGTCAGCGTCTCCTTGATGAGCGCGCCGCGGACTTCCGGATTCATGTAGCAGGCAGTCTCGTAAATCGTGTTGAGATCGATCTGCTGCTTCTTGGCCTTGGCCTCTTCGATAAGGACTGCCATTTGATCGGCAACGTCCTCGAAAAACTTGTTCTTGGGATCGGAGCCGAAGCGCTCGATCTCACCGAGAACCGAATTGTATTTGTCCTGGAACAGCGCCTGCTCGATTCCATCGACGCGGGCGAGCTGTGCCTTCAGGCTGTTGATCTCCTGCACGAGCGGCTGGACGACCGGAGCCAGAGCCGGGTCCATCCCGTTCTGCTTCGGCTGGCCCTGCGGCTGGGCTGGCACTCCGGCCAGTTCGCGCGGATCGAAATTGTACGCCTTGGCGAGCCAGAGCAGCGCATTCTTCGGGTCGCGCCGAAGGAAGTTGTCCGACTTGATGAAGCGGTCCAGCAGCTGCGGAATGTCAGCGCCGTATTGCTGCGCCGTCCGCTTGTACGGCTCCAGCGTCTTTTCGAGTTCCTTGTATTCCTTCAGCTTGGCGAAGCCGCGATCGATTTCCTCTTCGCGCTTTGCGACGGCGGCCTGCACCTCGGCAGGAAGCTCGTCAAAGGCGGCTTTCGCAGCGACCGACCAACCGGGAGGCGGGCCGACGCGGCGGGCGGGCTTGTCCTCTTCCTGCTCGACGGGCTCGTCTGCCTTTTCGGCGGCCTTCGCCGGCTTTGCGGTTTCCGCTGCCTCTTTCGGTTCCTCGACCTGCGCTTCGCCCGGCTTCGGCGCGAAGCGGCCCTTCTCATCGCGTGCGCGCCCGTCCTGGGGCTCATCCGATGCGATGGCCGGCGTTTCCACAACTGCCGGCGTCTCGGTTGTCTGACGCGTGTATTCAGCGCTCAGCATGTCGCGCAAAGAGGTCTCGTTCGCCGGCTCTGCGCCAGCGTTCAGGTCGTTTTCCATTGGTCCTTGGGGGTTGCGCCGTTCCGGTTGATGTGTCCGGGAGGCTTGGTGAAAAACCTTTGAGGATTTCAGGTGTTTCGGTGTAGAAACTCAACTGGAGGCAGCGGCGTGGAAAGCGGACACGCGTGCTGACAGGTACCCAGCATCACTTAGCCGGAAGTTGCGCCCGGCCTGCCTCTCTCACTGGCAACGGGATGAACGCAATGTCAGCACCGCAATTCCAACTTCAGTGGAACCCGGCCGAAGACATCACGACCTACGAACTGGCGCTATGCCTGAAGGTCCTGATCGCCAATACGAACAAGTACGCCAGTGCAGCCAGGGTTCAAGCCGCGTACGAAGGGCTGCCCGCTACGGCCAAGCGGCATTTCCTACCGTCGCAAGGGCGGGCAGCCGCCTAAGCATTCAGCGCCCGCCAGTCGGCGTTCGTGAGCCCGACTGATTTGTACCAAATCTTGCCGGTCGTATCCAAAAGCTCCTGCCCGATATAGGACGGGATCACGCTGCCTGTCGGGTTACCGACATGGGGCTGATATCCGAGCCGGAAAGCCTGAGCCGGCGGCGTGCCAACGCCGGTCAAATCACTGGTGCTTGCGGTCATTTCCGTGTCCTTTCGACGGTTGTTTCGCCACGTCGATGTCGTCCAGCATCAACTGAACGGTTTGGGCGATTGCTGCGGCTTGGTTTTGTTTCCAGAGATCGCGCTTTGCACAGATCATCTCGGCGATGACGTTGGCTTCGTCGCTGACGTTCAACAGGTGATAGTAGGAACCCCGATAGTCGCCCACATATTGGCCCCAGCCGAGGCCGTTATTGCCTTTGAGAACGCGAAGCCAGGTGGCGCGCGCCTCACGTCTGGGGTCGTCCGCCACTTTCAGAACCCCTGCTCGGCGAGGGCCTGCTTCAAGTCCTGCTTGATGCCCTCGGGCTTTCGTTGCTTCGCAGGTCCGTTCCAGTGGCCTGCATCGTTGCCGACAATCTCGCAGCCAGCGTCCTTCACGGCGCGCTCGTACTGCGATTTGCTGTCGTAGCGTTTGCCGTCCACCGGGTTCCAAACATTGTCCAGGCTATCCGACCGGATCATCGGGCTCGGGAGATGCGAGCGGGCACGCTCTTGGCTATCGACGCGGCGGTAAACCTGCCGGCCGTCGCCGAGGTCGATCCATGCGTAGGTCATAGCGGCCTCATCTGGGGCTGCTGCACGGCCTTCAGCATCCGCTCGGCCGCTTGCGCCTGAATCCTCTCCTGCTCCAGAACGGCATCCGTCTGAGCCGCCTCTCGATCGAGTTGAAGCCGGCCAGCAGCCACCATCGCCTCACGCTTTTCGCGCGTCATGGCGATCTGGCCTTCCTGCTGCAATTCCTTCTCGCCAAGCTCCTTGTCCGCTTTCACCTTCTCCATTTTCGGGTCGGGCCGCGGTGGTTGATTTTCCGACTGCTTCGCTTTCTGAGCGAGTTGGTCCATCGTCTGCTCAATCACGTCTTCAAGCTGGCGTCCCGTCCGATAGGCGCGCACGAGGAACAGCAACGACTGGCCGATCACCGGAACGAGCTCGGGCACCTGCGTAGCCACCGGAACGGCCTGCTGAAGCATTCCGCCGAGCACCGTCACGAACTCCTGGCGGTTCTGCTTCTCGGCCTGCTCGTCTGCCGCAATGGTCGAGTCCGTCTCGATGTCGATGCGATAGGAGCGAAGGCGATCGTCCCGCATCAGGGCGATGATTTCCTCCTGCGCCGGCTTCTGCATCATCTCCAGGATTTCATCCGGGATAGGCGGAAGCTGCGGCATGGGCTGTTGAGGCTGAGGCGGCATTCCGGGCTGCGGCGGTTGCTCCGCCTGGGCCGCCCGCTGCTTAAGCAGCGCCTCCATCTGGCTGCGCTTCTGCATCTCGGCCTGCACCGTCTGTTTTTGCTCGGTGCTCGGGAACTCCATAAGCGAAAGGCGCCACAGCGTTTCCGGCTGGAACTTCTCCGCGACGATCTCCGCGGCAATCCTCGTCAGGTCGCGTGCGTAGCGGGCCAGTTCCGCTTGCCGGTCCCGAATTCGGATGCTGCCCCACTGGGCCTTGATCTGCTGCGCGCCGCGCGTTTCACGTGGATCAGTAGACCCGCGAATAATGTCCGACAGGCCGGTGATCTGGAACACGTCCTCGATCAGTTGCTTGCGCTCGGCAATGCAGCCCTGAAGGACGGCAAGAACCACTTCGAGCGGTAGCCACTGGACGAGCTGCGCCGAACCGCCGCCCTGGGCGAATGCCGACCACGACGGCACGGGAATGAGCCGGTTATCCGTGCCGGCACTCAATGCCATTTCGATGGCGTCGGAAACCCCACCCTCAGCGCCCGCAGGATAGAAGCCAACCAGCTTCAGTGAGTCCGCCAGCGCCCCGATGCGCGCCGTCAGCTTGTTGATGTCGTCGGCCTGGTCCTGGTAGTAGACATAGTCGGGCACCGGCTCCAGATTGTCGGTCGGGAGCGTGGCAAACGCCGGCTTTGGGCAGGGAAAGAAGCCCTGCAGGTCATAGAGCGGAGGCTTCCGGTCTAGTACCTCCTCGCCATATTCCTTCGCGAGCCAGAGGATTTCCCCGTCCCGCTTCGACCAGATTTCATAGATGCACGCCTGCTCGCGCGGCTTCTTGGCCGGGCCTGAGAAATCTCCCTGCTTGGCCGAATAAGCCTGCATGACCGCCTCGGCCTTTTCCCGGCCAAAGCGATTGGTAAGCGCCTTCTTGTCCATGTAGACGCGGCGCCCCGCCCAAGGGAGGTCTTCCCATCTGCGCGCCTTCGGAAACACAAAGTCCGACCAGTGCACGAAATCGAAGGCGACCCGTTCATCGGCAAGCACTTCCTGCTCGACGGCCTTCCCGTCGATGTTGAACGTCTGCGTCGAGAATTTGGGCTCATAGCGAACCCATGCAGTCCCCTGCCCCACCACGAGAAAATCGTCACGCACCGACCGCAGGCAGCTATCGATGTTGCCGAAGTCGAAGAGCGTGGTCAGCGACCGCTCCATGACCTCCGAAACCGCTCTTGCCAGCGGGTCCTTGTCCGAGAAGCGACGCGTCACAACCGGCTTGGGCGCCTGGGCATAAACCGCCGGCTGGAGCACCGACACGTTGGCCCAGAGCAGCGCGTACTGCCGTTTCATCCGTAAAGCTTCGGAACGCTCTTCGAGATAGAGCTTTTCGATCTTCTTCGCGCGGTTGTGCCACTTCAAGCGGTCGCGCTCGGCCTGCTGGATTTCCTCCAGCCATTCCTTTGCAGAGCGAGCTTCTGACGTAGCGGGGTTGGCTGCCGCCTCTGCATCCTCTTCGGCGGTAGCGTCGGGTTCGGCCATGTGAATCCTCTGGACGCTAGACGCGATCCCGTTCCGGCTGCGGCCGAATGGCTTTGTGGAACTCGCTGTAGGTCATCTCGGTCAGCACCTTGGGACGGGGCTTCATCGCCACGGGACCACGCGGCCCCTCTACTATGACACGGTTGTCGCTGGGGCTCTCCGCTGCCATCGGCCGAGACATGCACACGTAGCGCGTCTCGTCGGCGATATGGTCCTCGCTCTCGGTGTCGAGGTCTTCCGGGTTCAACTCGTCGTGCTGAAGCACGGGGATCGTTCGAATGAAATCCAGGCACGTCGAAAACGCGACGAGCATGGGGTTTCCTTCCTTGTCCCCCTTCAGTCTCCCTCTCACTTGGTCCCAACCGTTCTTGCGCCGCTTGTCGGACGGCATGAACGGCGCACCAGCCCGGCCGAGACGTTCACCTATGGTTGGGCCTCGGTAGCCATAAGCATTGCCGGCCTCTGCAAAGATGGCCGTGTCGGCCACACTGGCGGCAATCTTCTCGCCCTCGTCCTCGCGGGCCTTGATGCCCGCCGCGATGTCCTCCGCCTCAAGCCGGAGCCCGGTGCCATCCGATTTTACGCCGTACCATTCCCGATACCGGACCAGGCAGCCGCGCGGCAGTATCGCATTGCCTACCTGCAGCTGCTCCGAGGCAACAGCCCACCACCCCACCGAGAAGGGCGCCGCATATCCCCAGTCGAATCCGCGGATGCGCGTCCAGTGCTGCGGAATGACGAACGGCGCGACCACATGCCTTTGCCGATCGAAGCGATCAAAGAACGCGCCCTCGACCACATCCCAGTCACCGAAGCGCATCGCACGAACAAGCGCCGCTGATCCGAGACCCTCAAGTTTCTCCTCGTAGCTCGGATCGTCCTCCATCATGGATGGATTATCGTCCAGGCGAGCCGGGATATACTGGCGCAGCATCCCGCCATCGGATGACGGCGTTTTCCAGACTGACTGCGGCTGAGCCGACGTTACGAATTTCTCCTTGACCCAGAGATGCCCGATGTTGCCGGGATTCGAGGCGCAGAGAATACGCGGGAACCGGCCTTGGAATGCGCCTGTAAGCGCCACGCCCACCATTCGCACGCGAGACCGCAGAAAACGGTACATGCGCTCGGTGAAGTGCGTCAGTTCATCGATCATCAGGACGTGGATCTCAGCGCCCTGATATTTGTAGATGTCCTTCGCGTCCTTGCAGTGGCAGAGATAAATCTTGCTGCCGTTCCAGAACCTGATTTCGTCTTCAACAATCTGAACGAAACCGTCACTCGCCCACTGCCCGAGAAGAGACCTGAAACCTTTCGGTCCCTCCATGTGGTTCTTGACCAGGTCGTCCCGAATGCGCCGGAAGAGATAGACCTGCAGCCCCGGAATATTGGCGCACCAGATCAGCGCTGCAATTCGCATCAGATGGCTTTTCCCGCCGCCGGCTGCCCCTCCGTAAAGAACCTCGGTTGCGGGTGTTTGAAGCGCCTCACCCTGCTTCGGGTGCAGATTCAGGTTGAGTGCCGATTGTAACATTCATCACCGGGACGAGCGGGGCGCCGTCCTTGCCTGTGTGCTCAAGCTGCTGCTTGTCGCGCCAGTCGTCCGGCTTGCGGTTGGTCAACCACAATTTCGCAGCGCTCGGGTCAGGTGGCACATGCTCAGATACCGCAGCTCGGATAATTTCGCCCTTGAATTGGAACACCTTCTCGCTTTCGAAGGTGTAGCCGACCGCGCGATTGTAAAGCGCTCGCTCGACTCGCTCGTTGGCTCTATCCTTCCCGCACGTGACTGCCTGACAAAACTCCTCGTGAGTGTTCTTCCAGCGATAGACCGTGCGGGTGTCCACCTCGAAGAAATCGGCAAGCTCGAAGTCGGTCGCACCCAATGCGCAGAGCTTTGCTGCCTGCTCGGCGAACTCCGGTTTGTAGACGCTCGGTCTCCCCCCCTTGCTCTTCGGCTTAGCCATTGGAGCGGCCCTTGAACAAGCCAAGCGCGGCCCAAAGCCTTCTGAGCATCCCTCTCTGGGCCTGGCCTGCGGTTAATTCGTTCGGATCGTCAACGACGGGTAGCGGACGCCATTCTTCTCGCACTGCGCCGCGCGAATGATCGATGACCTGCCAGCGCTGCTCAAAAACCACTCTCCCACCGGCCCGGCGCCCTCGGAGGTGATTGGTCGGCGTTTCCTCGGTTAAGACCCCGAGAATCTCGTTCAAGGGGATTGCGTCGCTGCTGTCCATGGCCGTCTCCTTCTGATCGGATTGGCTTAGTTTCTAGTCTTCCTCGAAGTGCCGGCACCAACCCTGCGGCGAAATCTCCCCCGCTACGATGTCGCAGCGATTGGGCTTCTCGAAGTATTCGCAGATGGCGCAATGCTCGGCCGGCGTGCCCGTGCTGTATTTCGCCTGCTGCTTCGTTTCCTTGCCAGCTAGCGCGCGAGCGACCTTCTGTTTCGCGTCGCGCATCTTCAACTCGCGATCACGCCAGCGACGCGAAGCGAATTCAGCAGCGCGTTAAAGTCGGCCGCGGTGGGCACCAGCAACACATTTGCCACGGCCGGCCCCTGCCTCACGCCGCCAGGCGTGCTGGCGTTTGCTGTGGGCAGAGCGTAATTGTTTGCACTTACAGCAATACCGTCCAGCTTCGCCTTGTCTTGCGCCGACAAAAACCCCGCGGCTGCCGGCGTCGCTGCGCCATGAACGTGCCCTGCCTCTGAGGCGGTGCCGGCCACGGTGCCCAAAGCTAGATTCGACGTGCCCGCGCCTATTGAGGCGCGCGCCGCAGCTTGGTCCACACCGGCCGCGATTACCGCTGGCTTCTCGCTGACATCACCCCATCGTGTGGGGAACGTGGCGGGTTTTCCTGTCAGATCAGAATAGGCGCCGCTGAAGGCGTCAGAAATCCCATATCCAGCGACCGTGCTCGGCTTGCCAGATATCTCATTCCACGGAATGAGCGTGAACTTGCGGAAGACAGAGGTGAGCAGGCTGGCCGTAGCCGCGCTCACGCCCGTCCCCATGATGTCTTCCGCTATCGTTCTGGTCATCTTCCACGCGATCAAAAAAGCGGGCGACTATCGGTCCTATGCCAGCCGGTAGAGCTGATAGGCGTTCGCCCCGGTGCGTCGGACACGGAACCTGCCCGCACTGGTGGCGGTCGTGCTGTCCTGGACGATGAGGCTCCCGCCGCCTGTCACGACGAATCCCGCCGCGCCAGCCAGCGTGATGGTGAAGCCGGCGGCTCCGTGATTGATCACGCTGAAATCGAAGGCATCGTCATTCGCCAAGCCGGGATGAATGGCAAGCAACGCGGTCTCCAGCAGGGCGCCGGTCGGCAGGGTGTAGATTGCCGCAGCGGTCGGCGTACCGGAGATGATGCCGGTCAGGAGTTCCGCAGCCGTCAGGGTCGCGGTGTTGGTCGTCGCTGCTGGCGCAGGCTGCTTGGTGACGGGCGAGTCAACGTAGTCCTTGGGAACGAGCGACTTCGGCTGCGTCGGGACGTAAGTCGCGCTCTCGGCCATGATCTGGCCGTCGCTGCGAATGCGCAGCAGGATCGGAGGCGCCTCGTTGTTGTTGTTGGCCCGGGCGCCGAAAACCAGATCGCCGCGCGTGTTGGAGGTGATCGAGGTTTCCTGATAGCCAATCACCGCAGGATATTGGTTGCCCACCGCAGCGATGTAGCCGAAGCCGATCAGGCGATAGGAGTTGGTATTCCATTCACCGCCGCCGATCCCAAGATAGGTCGCGGCAATGCCGAATGTCGTGGGCGCATCGTTCTGAGTGCCCGGAAGCTTCATCGCCAACCGGGTCTTGATGCCTGCTACATTCTGCAGGACATCGAACTCGCCGTAGGAAACAACTTGCCCGGTTGACGTCACCTCGAACCGATCGATCGGAACGTCGTTGTTGCCCGTCGTGTTGCGAGTGGCGATGAGAAATCCGCCTGCGGTCGCATCGGCCGGATTGGTCTCCTTGATGCCAGCCCATACCGGCGGAGCCTGCCCCGGCGACTGCAGATATCCGTAACCGATCCCGCGATAGCTGTTGTTGCCGAACTCGCGCCCGCCGACCTGGAGGTAGGTGCCGTTTACAAGCGTGGTCGGCGCGTCGCTGTGGCCGCTGCCGGTGTCATATTTTGCAAGCCATTCCTTCAGACCGTTTGCCGCCTGGACGATATTCAGCGGGCCGGTCATGGTGTCGCCGGTCTTCTCGACCGCAGTGCCCTGTGCCTCTTCGGCGGCGAGAATATTTGCCGCGATCAACTCGGCAGAGGCCGCCGAAAGGCCAGTGCCGCAAAGGTCTTCAGCTAGCGTGCGCGCCATGGTCTTTAAATCCCAGAGGTGGTTTACGTGGCCAGTAGGCCAGCCGTTCGCAATTTGGCCAGGAGGCTGTTGAAGTCGGCCACGATCCCGGCGATGTCGGTAGCCGTGCTGTTGGCCTGCGCCGCTGCTTTCGGGAGCGTCGTCCAGGCCGGGGGAGTACCGGGGCCAGTGCTCGTCAGCACTTGGCCATTCGTGCCAGTGTTCGCCATCCCGCCAACCGCGAGGGCGCCGAGGTTCGTGACGCGAAGGCGCTCGGTCGGCGCGGTGTTTGTGGTGACCGAGCGCGTGGCGATTATGAAATCGCCGTTGGTATTGCCGGCGGTGTTGCGCTCTTCCCAACCGATCCAGACTGCGGGATGATCGGTCGGAGCGGAAACATAGCTGAAGCCGATGCCGCCGAAGCCGTTGTTGCCGTATTCACGGCCGCCGATCTGGAGGTAAGTGGATTCCGCGCCTATCGAGGTCGGAGCATTATTGTGTCCGGTCCCGGAGGAATATTTCCCCAGCCACAATTTATTTCCGTCGACCCCAGTGATGACCTGGCCGGCAGCGGAAGACAGGAACCCGCCCGTCCCCCAAATCCGGAAGAGTTCATTCGAAGCGGATGCACTCGCCCCGGCATAGAACACATGCGAAGCCGTGGTGCCGCTCGTCTGGTACCGCAAGACGTTGCTGTTGACGCCGAACCCGTAATATTGGTGATCGTTGTTGGCCGCCTCGAAAATCACGATCTTGCGATTGACGATGCCATTGTCGGTCTGCAGCGGCGCATGGGGCGTCGGAGTGCCGATGCCGACGCCGCCGGAGTTGATGGTGACCCGGACGGTGTTGGCGGTGAGAAAGTCGTGCTGCGCAATTTCGCCGGCGGCGCGCGTGATCCTGTAGGCATCACGGATGACAATGCCCGTGTCGCTGAACGCGCTGAAAGCGAACGTGGTCGGCGACGGAATCCGCCAAATCCATTTCTTCTCGTCGGTAGGGGCGTTCGGCGAAAAGAATTCGAAATAGGGATTGAGCCCGCCCAGGCGCAGCGTCGATTGCGACGCGCTTCCCGCAAGCACAAACGTGTGCATTGCCGACCATTGCGGCGCGATCGCCTGGCTGATCGGCGGCGCCGCATCGGAGCGCATGAATGTGGCAGCGGCACCGTTTGCTGCGGTAAGACCGACCTGCGCGGTTGGGTTGGCTCCAGCGGGAACAACGAAAGAGCCAGACTGGAAATGATCCCACTCCGCCCCATCGTAGACGAGCATGTCACCGACAGCGTAGCTCGCGCTGCCGCCACCGAGGTTCTGGGTCCCCGCGACCTTGACGATGTGGGTGTCACCCAGACTGCCTACACCGTTGGCCAGCGTCGGGGTGTTTGTTGAGGCGTTCCAATCGCCTTTGTAGGTCAGCGCGCCGGTCACGCTCTGCGCGGCGGGAAGCTTGCCGGCTGCATCGAGCGTAGCGACGCCATTGGCCGCGCCGCCCGTAACCTTGTGGTCGGCCGAGCCGTTGACGGCATAGAAGATCGCCCCGCTGGCTACACCAGCAGGCAGGTCGGTTACCTTGGCGCTCATCTATTGCTCCAGGAGGATGGCAGAGCCGTCTTGAAGGAGAATGTTGGTCCCGTCCTGCAGCAACAGCGTGCCGCTGGAATTCCAAGCGGCAGGCCAGTTGTCATATCCGCAGGAGGACCAGTTGGTTGCCCCGAACATGGCGGCATAGGCGGCGATCTGACCGGGAAGGTCAGGTTCATTCGAGCCGGTGGCAGCCTTGCAGAGGCGGAACAAGTGCGCGTTGGCGTCGCCGCCCGTTTCGCCGGTCAGCAATTCGGACGCGGCGATCATATCGCCGTTCCAGTCGTAGGCAGTTCCCGCAATATCGCGGAACCGCTGTTGCAGGCCGCCGTGGGCGTACATCAGCGCTTGCCGACCATCGCCGAAGCGACCTTCTTCGCGCCGTCGCTCGGAGCCTTGGACGAGCCGTACAGAAGACGGTTCGCCTTTTCGTCTATGCGGGCCTTTTCGGACTCGGAGAGATTGCCCCTCTTGAACTGCTGCTCGGCACGGGCCTTGGCGTTCGCGGCCCTACCGCGAGTGTCGATCGGGTATTTACGCTCATCCGGCATGGCAAATTCAGAAGTCGGCAGGTTCTTGCGGCGCTCGCCGGTCAACTCAGCCATGCTTGCGGTCTCCTACGATCGCGCGCGCGACCTTCCGCACGCCTTCCTTGCGCTTGTCGGCCTCATTGAACTCTCGGGCGACAGACTGGGGCACGCCTACCTTCTTGGCGAACTGTGGATTGTGAGCGGCAGCAGCGGCCATGAATCGGGCCTGAGCCGGGGAAGACGAGGGCAAATCGCGCTCCTGCAAAAAGGTTTGCCCGCCAGCTTGCCGCTCCTTGATGACGTTCGTCAGCGAAGTGTGAGAGCGCGTTGTAGCGGGCAATTCAGTTAGGGCTTACGCCCCAAACACGACATCGTATTTTGCGGCCTCGATGAGCATCAGCATCTCGCCGCGATTGGCGTTGCCAGATACCCAGATTTCGCCGTCCGGCTTCTGGCCCATGATGACGAGTGTTTCGAAGCCTTGGCCCTTTGCCTCTTCGAGAATCCTGTCGGGGTCGAAGCGGAAGTTCTCGCCTAGCTCCTGGGGCTCTAGCTCAACGATGTTGGTCATGAGGGATTGCCCGCCAGCTAGCGGCTCCTTTTCCTTTGACGATTTTCGTCTCTCAGACTGTTGAGGCTGTGGCGGGCAAACTTTGGGCAAAGTGCCGCTGAAGGCACGAGGCGGTGAGCATCCTCGCATAATGGACCGGGGTGTTCCCCAGTCGTCCGCAAATCACCCTTTTCGCGAATCTAAACGCTGAAAAAGCGTTCGTCAATAGGCGCACAACGTTCCCTTTCCGTTTGTGCAACAAATCGAGCGCATCAGTCTTTGAACGGATCGAACTCGTTGGCGCCCGCCATTGCTACCGCAAACGGGCGAAGAGTATGCCGCACCCTGGTCGATGCGCTGTGATGCGCGAGCACTTCCGGGAGCCGGCGATAGGCCATCGGGCTTTCGTCCAGGTCGGCACCGATAAGCGTTACGCCGCGCTCCTGCAGCCAGCGCTCCATTTCATCTCGCTGGAAGCGTCGCTTTGCCTCTTTGCGGCCGAACAAGCGGCCGGCGCCGTGCACAGTCGAGTAGAGGGACGCGCGAGCCTCCTCGCTGTCCACGCCTTCGATGATGACCGCATCGTCGCCCATAGAGCCGCCGACGAAACCGCGCTGGCCCGGAAAGGCAGGCGTGGCACCCTTGCGCACAACCCAAAGGTCGCGGTCGCCGTGGCGCTCACGCCAAGCGTAATTGTGGTGGTTGTGCACCATGTCGGTCACGGTGCCGCCGATGATCTTGCGCACGCGCTCGCACACCCATTCGCGACCGGCGTAGGCGTAGCGCCCGGCAAGCTCCATAGCCGCGATATAGCGCTGCCCGATCTCGCTGGCCTCGTTGATGAGCGCAGGCGGGACGTTCATTCCATCCTTGCCACCGGCAGCCTTCAGATACTTCGTGGCGCTGGAATGCCCGAGACCGCGCGAGCCGAAGTGAACGCCGATCCAGACAAGCCCTTCCTCGTCGCGCATCAGATCCACGTAGTGGTTGCCGGAGCCGACCGTGCCGAGCTGGGCGGCGGCCTTGGCGCGATAGTCCTCGCGGTCAGACGCGCGCCAGGCTTCCACATCGTCAAGCAGTTCGTGTTCCACGCGCTCGTCATTCGTGCGGCCGACGCCGAAGGAGATGATGCGCGCCACGTCGCGGATGATCTCCGGAACGCGGTCCTGAATAGCTGAGAACGGCGTATCGAGCCGGGTGGCCATGTTGCCGCAACCGATGTCGAAGCCGACGCCGGAGATGCTGATTTGTCCTTCGTAGGCGATGACTCCGCCGACCGGCTGGGCATAGCCGAGATGACCGTCTGCACAGATCGTGCCGGCGACGACATTGCCGACCGCCATGCAGTTGCGCATCTGGGCAAGTGTGCCCTCGTCATGCTCGCCGAACACCTTCAGCGGCGCGTTCTGGTACTCTGGCGCCTGTGGCGGCAATTCGAGTTCGGCCGCCTCCTTCAATACCTGCTCCTGCCGCGCGACATCGCGGAACGTGCACCAGGCAGGCATACCGCGGCCCTCACCTACTCGGCTATCGGGATCGATGCCGGCGGCAAGGCAAAGCTCGCGGGCGCGTTCGTCAGTCTGTGTAAACTTGCGCATGTTGGTCTCTTTCGGGGGATGGTTCCCGCTCATGGAGTCGAACCACGGTTTCCGGAGTCAAATTCCGGCGTCCTGCCGCTGAACGAAGCGGGATGGACGCTGCGGCGAGAGTTGAACTCGCGACCTTCAGATTCGGGGTCTGATGCTCTATCCGGCTGAGCTACGCAGCGATACGCTACGCTCGTTGCCGTCGATAGAGGTTGGTCAGGGCGGCTGGATTCGAACCAGCGATCTCGTGATTCCAAGTCACGCGGGGACGGCCAAGCTCCCCTACGCCCTGATAGGGCGTGGGTCGCGGTCGGTCTTTCTGCGCGTTGCGGATCATGGCGTCCGTCTAGCGGAATCAGCCGGGGAACGCAAGCAGAACACCGCATTATGCTACCAGTTTCAGCGCATCGAACGAGACTGTCGATTCCGCCGCTTCCAGCCTATCGAAGATGACCCGCACCTGTTCATCATCGGCCCAGCCAGCCACGACCGCTTCATGCCCCGTATCCTTGCCCCACAGCACCTTGACGCGTTTGCCCGCATAGAGCTTCTTCTTCACCTGAGCCGCGGCCTTCAGTGTAGCCTTTCGCGCAGCGGCCTTTTCGTCGCTTGCCCGCCGTGCGAGGTCTTGATCGGCAGCAGCTTGGTTCTTCGCCTCGACCGTGCGCAGCAGCAGGAAGTCCGTCACACTGAGCGCAAGCGGCTTGCCGTCCACATGGACCCAGCCTGCCACGCCAGCAACGTCCTCAAGCTTTCCCCAGTCCCGAATGTCGTGGACGAATAGATAACCAGGGAGCAGCGGGAAGCGGCGCAACGAGTAGCTGTTTGCTTTCGTGCGGCTGCGGACAACTTTGAAGTCTGCCGGCATGTAGCAGATGAAGCCCTTATCTTTCAGGGCCTTTTCGACGGCCGACATATTCGGGTTGAGCGAAGGCACGATGCGGTAGCCCTTCCCTCGTGGCTTTCCGTCTTTGCCGAGCGCAGTCGTCTCTGTGGCGTATTCGCGCTGAGGGAGTTGCGCCCCAGGTTTGGTCCGGACGGCATACCAGGTCATCGCGGCCTCCTGCGCTGTCGCTTGGTGATGGCTGGGGTCATTCGAGTGCGGCTATGGCTTCGAGAACAGGTGAGGCATCACTAGCGCGGACGCGCCAGTCCTTGGCGTACTCTCTCAGCCTCTCGATCAATTCCTTTTTGCGTTCTGCCAAGAACGTTTCGACCGAAGACTGCTCAGGAAACCGCCCCATCTTCATGTCATGGGCAATATGGTCAGATGCGGTGATGCCCTCGGGATATTCGGTCGTGCCAGCA